CCAGTTACTCCATCGCCGAAGTAAACCTCATAAAAACCATTTGGATTTTCTTGGAGATAATAAACTTGAGAAGCTGAATCTACAGTTAAAAGTGTTTCGAACTTAGTATATACTTGATAAGAAGTTGATTGTTCATTCTCTTGGACTCTCACACGAAGTGTAGAAGTATCAGCGTCTTTATCTGAGAGTTGGAACTTCTGATTCTCTATATCATTATCCACTCTATAAAGTAAAGACTTATGTCGGCCCTCGGCCAATTTTACATTATTAAAAGTATAGGTGTTATTAGTAGTATTTAAATTAGCGGACATATTTTCTAAAGTAGAAAAGTCATATGTAATACCCGAGGCCTCTGATGTAAACTTTGAACCTCTTTTTAAAATGATTAAGTTCGGTCTATTACCTGACATAGTACTTGCGTCTACTACTAGATTGACAGTAGCTCTTGGAGATAAAACAGAACGTGGAGTATAACCTAAGAGTTTCGCTCTAGTAACCACATTACCTCTAATCTGTGCTGAATCTAAAAAGGCTTCATTTAAAGAGTAGTGAGCGGCCATCGCATTATAATGGGTGTTATATGAGAGAACATCTAAGAGTACATTTAAACCCGATCCATCAAAGTCGTGGTCTGTAAACTCATTCTGAGCTTTTAAAAAGTTTTTTAGATTCTTCTTGATTTCGTCAAAATCTAATTCTGTGACATTTAAATTACTTGCCATAATATCTTACCTTATTCTTTTGAGAACTATATTAACTTGTCCTATTTCGTTTGATTGTCTTATTAAGTACTTAACTTGTATATTATAATTATTCTGGTCTGGTACAGGAGTTACATTTATCTTAATTAAACGAATACGCGGTTCACTTTCTAGTATGACATCTTCTATACTTTCTCTAATAGAGATAGTTGTGATTGTATCCATTGGTTCAAATAAAAGAGCTTTTAAATTCGCACCTATCTGTGGCTGAAAGGGTCTTTCAAAGAAGTTAGTAAGAATTAAATTCCTTACCGCATTCTTTATCGCCTCTGAATCCTTCAAAGGAGTTATATCATTACGAAAGGGGTGCAAAATTAATTTTAAATCTAAATCTCTATACCCTTTCGTACGAGATGTTCTAGTAGTAATACTCTTATCTGATATATTAATAGTACTAGATTTTCTTTCTACTGTTGCCATATACTTATTTATAACCTTTTATATGATGATTGTAATATTTTGGTTTACTTCTGTCGCGTTTTGTAGTATAATACTATTACCACTTATAGTATAATCTGTATCTAAAACCCCTAGGACACCAGCAATAATTACTTTACTGGGTGCGGTTTCCAGACTTAAAACGGACCCGAAATTGTCAACCCCCTGTATAGTGGACTGATCTTTCACCCTGGTAAAAACGTATATATCTGGCGAACTTCCTGTATCTCCAACTAGCGGGGTCGTATTTCTAGTCAATATAGGGAGAGAAGTTTTCCCTGGATTTAAAACGGGTGTTATAGTTAAAGGGTTAGTTAGGTCTATACTCTTAGGTAATCCTATTAAAGAGAGAAAGTCACAGAAATCAAACATCACCCAATCTAATATCTTTCCAAGTCCTATTGCGTCCAGAAATTTCTTTACTATGTTTAACCATTCTTGGATAAGAAACTTTGGTATATTCTCTCCAAAGTCTCTGAGTCCCTCTAAGAACCTTTCCATTCTTCTTTCGTCACTAATTATAAACTCGTTGGGTTTACCCCCTATTATATCCATTAAACTATATACTCCAATAGGAGTTGGTATTACTATACTTTCTATAGAAGAAATTATCTGTTCTCTTAATTCTTGTTTCAAGTGATCAGGTGCGTCTCGTAGTTCGTCGCGTAAGCTGTCTATCTTAGTTTTGATTAATGATTCTATATCTAAACTAGTTAACGTCGGTAGAGAAGGAAGACCTAACGCGTCCCATATTTCATCAAATAAATCTATTAGTTTCCCGGCGGCGCTATATATTAAACCTAAAGCGCCTTTGTTTAACTGTGCCATTATATACGAAAATAAAACCTCCACTTTAAAGTCGTCACTTACGAGTCCATATTCTCCATCGTATACTTTATAGGGGTCTGGAATTAAAGAATATAATTCGTCTATTTGGTTTACAAGCTGACCTTTTAGTGTTATAATATAATTAGCATCTGTAAAAAACTTTATTAAGTCTATACTAATCCCTATCCCTGGAATAGGAACAACAAAGTTTATTGGAGTTATATCGCCTATTAATTCTAGTATCTTAACCTGGACGTATAGATGATATTCTTGTGTCAACGCTGTAATTCGTTTCTCCCACTCGATCTCTGGTATTCTAAGAGTAGGAAAGACTGGAGAAGAAACAGTTACTGGAAACGATCCTAGTAAGTCATCTATTTCTTGGAGTAAATCTTTTATTTCCTGTTCTGGTCTATTCGCAAGTTGAATAAAGACATTAGTAAGTTCTCCCTTAGTAGGAAGAAGAACCGCGGAACAGGGGATGTCAATACGAGTTGACATAGTTAAGAAGGAGTTCCGTTAAGAAATATCTGCGGCGCTGTGAGAAAGATATTCCCATTACTATCGAAAGTTATAAAGGAAGTAGGATTAGTTCCATGAGTGATTTTAATAGTTTCAGACCCCGATTTATTTTCTATCTCGAAGAGATGACCCGCCTGCGATTTATATACTTTCTTAGTAGTAGAGTGTTCACTAGGAACATCCACGACGCCATCAGTCTTAGACGATATCGATCCCATCACCATTGGATCCTGTGCGCTTGGTCCGTCTCTAAAGAACCCTACGACCCACGACCCTATTTCTAATTGATGTGATGATCCATTTCCTTTGATCCCCGCGGAAGTAGTTGGCATCATTACAGTTGCCCAAGGAAGATCGGACGTCGATAATACTTTTTTATTATCTGTATACCAACCAAAGGGTCTTACTTTTACTCTTCCAAGTTTTTCTGGATCATCTATATCTTCTATTTCTCCAGTAAACCAAGAGAATTGTTGTTCTACGAATTCGTCGCGTCTCATATTATACTCTCCTCAATATCTAAATTAACTGAACTTGAATTTCTTTTTAAAGTAACTCGCATCATATATTCGTTTGTTTTTAAATCATGTATTATATTAGTAACTAAATACTTTCCACTTTGGACTTTATTCACAGTTTCTTTTGCTTTACTTTCTATTCGCGTTTCTGGAATTTCTATTTCTATTACCATACCCACATTTAATCTAAAATCTCCGGGAATCAATATCTGATGTGATTGATATTCTAAATTTTCTAAATGGGAATAACCTTTTCCTACGTTATCTTGTAGTGACGCGTAATAGTTTTTTGTTTTATTAAATGCTGCACTATTCAAATTAAAGAAAAAGTTTTTAGAATCTGGAAAGTCTGTTAAATTTTTTTCTTTTATTTTATTATTTCTTTTTAAGTCCGCAAAAGGTTTATGTGATTCAATACTAGTACTACTATCATAAGAGTAAGTATATGTTTTTTCTTTCTTCTCTTTCGTAGCTATATCAAAGAAGTGAGATTTACTAGTAAAGGCGCCCTGTTGAAGTCCTGTGAATTTTGACACACTATAATCTGATGACATTTCCACAATTCTTTTTCTTACTTCTTCGTAACCTTTATCTGATTCCATATTATTACTAAGGGTTTCTCTTATAGAATACTTATCGAAAGGAACTTGATCAATTAATGCTTTAAGACTTTTAAATTTTATTCCATTTGTGAAAGTTTCAAAAAAATAATAAGGAGTCCCATCGTCGAATGTATTAATTAATAAGAAATTTATAGCACTCAATGGTTTTATTTTAGGAAAAACTCCAGTCATTTGAGGAGTCGCTGTATCTATTTCTAGTTTACTTAGGGGTATATCCAAATCACTAGTGCATATCTTTTGAATCGTTTGACCTACTGATCCATTAAAGGAATTGCCCTTGGAAACGACCTGATTACTGAGAATATGAGGAGAAACACACCTCATCTGATACGTCGTCAGCCCACGTTTTTCCTTGACAAAGTTCAATACCTCTATTACACGAAATTCGAGTGAATATTTTTCATTTCCGTAGTGAGCGTTCCTTTCTAATTCCAAGGAAATTTTTTCATTACCAGAAAGTCTTAACCTTTCTATATAATTTTCTGTATCCCCTACAGAAACGATAATTTCCAACCCTGGATTCTCTATATTTTCGATTACTTCTATTCTTGTTACTAGATTGTTGATATCAAATTCATAATTTCCTTCTCCATGTGTATTATTAGATGAGAGAATTATTTTTTTTCTACTATAGGAAGTTGGAAGTATTGTATTTCTGGCAGAACTTTTTTCAGTCATAACTATTTTTTTTATTTGTTAAGAATTTTCTCAAATTCTGACACAAATTCTCCTATGAATTCTGGATTAATTACTCTAATAGAGGATCTTTCGTCATTTTTTTCTTGAATGTATTCTCTATTAGTCATAATAGATAATGCGGTTTCTGATTTGGCCAATCTTTCTGATGGAATATTTAATTCATCTAAGATTCCTTCGGCGGTGGCGTAGGAAGGTTGATATAAATTTGAGATAGTAGTTGGATTTCCTTCATCAAGAGGAGAAGGATCGTTAATAAATCTTTCGTTACTGTAAATTCTTTTTTCTGTTTCTCCTGTAATCACATCAGTTTCGTTAATATAGTAGTGATGTGGTGCATCGACGTACTTATATACTATATGAGACTGAACTTCATCTTCACTAGTACTACCTATTACAGATTCTTTTTGATTTCCGTCACCAATAAATGCAGCGTTACCACTTCCAAGTGTAACATTTTGGACTATTAATTGATTTAGGTCAATATTTTTTCTGACAAGAGTTCCACTACACCCAGAAGCTCCTCCAGTAATAGTTTCTCCTAAGGAAAATTTTCCAGAAATGGAATTTTCTGTCTGTAAAGCTCCATCACTATTAGGTTGGACTGAAGGATCACAAGTAATTACAAATCCATTATACTCAGTATTCAAATATTCTAGTAAAAGTTCCTGAGACATCGGCCAAACTTTATATCCATCGTGGAGAAATTCATTTACTACAAAGAAAGTCCAATAATAATCTGGAGTTCCATATAATCTTTGTGAAACTATGTCTGGTCTTTCTCCATTTTTTATTTCATACTTCATATATAGAGATGGAGAGTCGATAAATTCTTGAAGTGGTCGCACACTTCTATAGATATCTACTATTTTTTGAACTGTGCCAGTTCGATTTATGTCATAATCTACTTTAGGAAATAATTTAAAGTAACTCATTTATTATCCTCCAATTTTTAGTTCGTCGTAAGAAGAACCAGCCTTAATTTCTATCTGTTCTATGTCGTCAAGACTATCAGTATCGACATATAAATCTTCTCTCGTAAGTTGTCTTTGTTCTTGGAACGTTAACCCTATTGAAGTATCGGTAGGCGCGCCATCTTTGAAATACATATTTCCACCTTGTTGATTATAATTAGTATTCAAAGATGTCAAATAACTATCTTTGATAGTAGGAAGATATTTATTTCTATCTCCATTTGGTAGATGGAAAGTAATTCTAAAGAGTGGTGGATATTCTAATGCAAATCCACTTCCAAGTTTTTTAGGATACATAAATTTCCTAAAAGTATTTTCTATTTTTGTAATAATATCGGATTCTTTTTCGGAAGTTGGCATCATTTGGAAATTAAAATTAAAATTTCTTATCTGCATGTCATTAAATGTCGCGGTCGACATATTATTACTAGTAACATTTCCTTGGACTAATCCAATTTTAGTCGCACCCTCTAAACTTCCTCCAGACATTTGATTAATAACTGCTGCCGCAATCGCCTGAGATTCCCTTTGTTTAGAAGTACTTAATTCATTATTAGTTGATGCCTTTTTATTTCTATTATTTTCAAACGCAGTAATCGCACCAAGATTAATAGTATCGAAAGACGCACCATCTTGAATCTGAAAATCCATAGGAAGGAAAAGATTAATAGATTTACTTCCTCCATCCATATTCATTCTTCCAGTTTCAGCGTTTCTGGTTCTTATAAGAAATCTTATAAATGGTCTTTCTTCCACGTTGAGTGGAAATCTTAATGTATTATCGTTATCTTGTGCCATATTTTTTACCTTATAAATAGTAATATTAATTAACTATAAGAGTATTTATAATGGCTTATAAAGGGAAATATACAATAAAACATAAAGATAAGTACTTGGGTGATCCAACCAAAGTAGTCTATCGTTCGTTATGGGAAAGACAAGCATTCAAGTGGTGTGAGAATAGTCCTCGAGTAAAGAAATGGAATAGTGAAGAAATCGTTGTTCCTTACAAGTGTAAAACAGATAATAGATTACATAGATATTATGTTGATTTATTAGTAGAATTTGACAATAGGGATATTGTTTTAGTAGAAATCAAACCAAAAAAAGAAACAAAACCACCTAAAAATCCAAAGAGAAAGACCAAAAGATATGTGAATGAAGTAATGACATATGTGAAAAATACTTCTAAATGGGAGGCCGCAAAACAATATGCTGACCATAAGGGATGGAAATTTCAGATATGGACTGAAGATACTTTATCTAATCTTGGCATCAAACTTCTGAAAGGATAGTATAAATAGATATATGGCATCTTTATTTGATACATTACAGTTAGGAGCGTTAAGGTCTGGAATTACTTTAAGAACTAAAGCATCCAAAAAATGGTTCCAAGAGAAGATTGAAGACATGAAAAAACCTTCTAGGGCCGCATTATTAAGAGATAATGCATTGGAACCTAGTAGTAGAGAAATGGTCGGAAATATGTATATGTATTTCTATGACCCTAAAGGTAAACAAGATTTACCATATTACGATAGATTTCCTTTGGTAGTAATGATTGAAAGATATAAAGATGGATTTTTAGGATTGAATTTACATTACTTACGACCAGATATTAGGGCAAAATTTCTTGATGAATTAATGAAATTGGCCCCTGGTAAAGTAAAGAGTAATACAAGATTACTTAAAGCCAAATATGACTTACTTCAATCCACTAGAAAATTTAAAGAATTTAGACCCTGTTTAAAAAGATATTTAGGATCACAAATAAGGTCTAAAGTAGTAAGAGTACCCATGCCAGAGTGGGAAATAGCTATCTTTCTTCCGACTGATCAGTTTGTTAAGGCATCCAAAACTGAAGTATGGAATGAAAGTATTAGAATTGCGAGAAAAAGTTAATGGCCAGTATAGATAAATTAAAATCAGTAATTACTTCGCGTGGCGGTATGGCGAGAAAGAATAGATATAATGTCTTTTTCACACCCCCGTCGATGTCTTTATTCAATATAGACCCACAAGCAATTCTATCAAATGTTCTTACAGGACAAGATGTTAGTGTTGGAACTTTAGTAAATGATCCGAGAGATATTTCACTATTATGTGATTCAGTAACTCTACCCGGACGTTCTCTTTCTACTATGGAATATCAAGACCAGTTTCAAGTTATAAAAATGCCTTACACCTTTGTAGATAGTGAGGTGAGTTTTAGTTTTCTTTTAACTAAAGATTACTATATGAAAAGAATATTCGACAATTGGATAGATGGAATTATTAACGCGAAAGATGCGGAAGGTAATGTTGTTCCATACCAATTGGGATATAAAAAAGACTACTCGACAGATATAGTCATTCAGCAGTTAGATGAAGAAGATGTTCCTGTCTATGGAGTTAAGTTAATAAACGCGTTCCCTATTAATATTGGTGATATAGAATTAGGTAACGCAAATGAGAATGAATTTTCGAAGGTAGAAATTACTTTTGGATATGATAAATATGAAGTAGAAGGACCATTAAGTAGTACTGTATCGCAGATTACTTCTGGTCTTTCTATATTTGGATAATATAATAGGAGAATAAATTATGGCTTTGCCGTTAGTGAATGCGTCTAAGTACGAGGCGACTATACCAAGTACTGGACAGGTGATTGAGTTTAGACCTTTCTTAGTTAAAGAAGAAAAACTCCTTATGGTAGCTTTAGAATCGAAAGATGATAAACTTATCGTAAGAACAATGAAAGATGTATTAAGTTCGTGTGTCTATTCGGATATCGATATTAATACTTTTACTACTTTCGATTTGGAAGAACTTTTTTTAAGGTTAAGAGCTAAATCAGTGGGAGAGAAAGTAGAATTAAATTTAAAATGTGAAGAATGTGATTATGAAAACCCACAAGTAGTTGACCTTGACGAGTTAGGTGTTAAGATTAACGAAGATAGAAATAATGTTGTTATGATTAATGACGAGGTTGGAATTGAGTTTAAATATCCGTCTTTGACTGATTTAGAAGGACTGAATGTAGTTAAAGAAGGAGATACTAAAGGACAACTTAAGGCGATGACGCATTTAATTATTAAAAGTATTAAGAGTATTTTTGATAATGATAATGTTTATCCAGCAGTCGATCAAACCGACGAAGAGTTGGAAAACTTTATCGATGCGTTAAACTCTAACCAGTTTAAAGAGATTTCTGAATGGTTAAGTAATATCCCATCGTTAATTCATAATATAGAATATAGTTGTAACAAATGTGGACACGAGAATAGTCTGGAGTTAAGAGGTCTCCAAAGTTTTTTTACTTAGGCCTTTCACATGATAATCTCGTAAACCATTATAAAACTAATTTCGCCATGATGCAGAATCATGGATATAGTTTAACGGAATTAGATAATATGTTACCATGGGAAAGGGAGATATATGTCGCCCTACTAGTAGAACACATTAAAGAGGAGAATGAGCGTAATAAGGCTCAACAGAAAAAATGGAAGAGTTAAAAAAAGAAGATGTTAAGACAAGTTATCACCCAGCCGATACTAACGGTGATGGGAAAGTAACTAAGAAAGAACAAGAAATGTACTTAGAGTTTAAGAGAAAAGAACTCGAAGACGCTGATGCGATGAGAGACGCACAAAGAAAAATGGCATGGTTTGCGTTAGGTGGAATGTTGTTATATCCATTCGCGGTAGTTATCGCAGTACTCGCAGGACTAGACCAGGCGTCTAAGATACTAGGAGATATGGCGGCGACTTACTTCGTGGCTGTAGCTGGTATCGTGGCAGCCTTTTTTGGTTCACAAGCTTTCTCAAATAAAAAATAGGAATAGTTAGAAATGGCGGATAATAAAAAGTTAAGACAAAAGACTTCTGATGCGAAGAAGGCAAATGACTTACAGAAAGAATTACTTGGAACCCAACAGAAAGAACTTCAACGTCAGTCCAATCTTCAAGAAATTCAAGCCAAAATCCAAGAATCTTCTTTTACTGCTCAAAAGTTAAGAGATGTTGGTGATGTTAAGAATGCAAAATTAATAGAAGATTCTTTAAACTCCGTCCAAGAACTATTAGGTAAAAATAAAAACTCAAATTCGGTTGCGGCCAGACTAGAGGAATTAGTTGAAATTGAAAAAAGTGCCAATGCAGCCGCCAAAATTAATGCAGGTGCGTTTAAAGAACAAGCCGATGCATTAGAAAGAAATAATAAAGAACTAGAAAAGAAAAAGAAGAACGCCGAAAAGGCTGAACAACTTGCGAAAGAGCAAAAGAAAGAAGATGATGAAAACTTTGAAAAATTAAAAGAAAGTTTAAAAGAGGAAGAAGAAACGTTAGGACTAAAAGGCCTTACTGATAAAATAAAAGAAGATACAGAAAATGAAAAGGCCAAAGGAACTTTAGGTACTAATGACCTTGGTAAGAGATTAAGTGCATTAAGTTTAGGTGCACAAACCACTGACGAAAAGGAAAAAGCACAAACATTAAAAAATGCCTTTGGAGATGCTCAAAATAATTTAAAGAAGGCCTTGGCAAGTGGTGATGAAGAACAAATTAAACTGGCCAGAAAACAAGTTCAAAATTTAGAAGATAGTGTTAGAAGTGAAGAAGAATTAAGAGAACAAAAGAAAAAGGCAGATGAATCAAATAGTACTTTACTTGCGATTAGGGATCAGACCAAAGGTTTTAATGATAAATTAAAAGCTATGGCGAAAGGTGGTGGATTTATTGCTGGTATGGCCGCCATAGTTCTTGCAGTATTTAATCCTGAGGCATTATCGGCTATAGTGATGAAAGTTGTTGACTGGTTTAGTACAATAGTGGACGCATTAGAGGCATTGATTAATGGTGATATGGAAAAATTTAAAACCACTATTTTAGATAACTTTGGACTATTCGCAGGTTTATTAGGACTTGGTTTAGTATATTTTGGTCCTGCTCTACTATCTGGACTCTTTACTGTAATGAATACAATGAAGGCCTTTAGAGGATTTATGTTAGTTACTGCGTTCCCTGCGATATCAGCATTCTTTACTGGTATGATGACAACTATCGGGGCCGCATTAGTACCAATGTTACCTATTATCGGAATAGGTGCTGCTGTAGTTGCGATTCTTGGAGTACTACTCTTTGCGTTTCATAAATTAAGAGAGAGTTTAGGACCAGGTGCAAGTATTATGGACACTCTAAAAGTTGCAATGTTATATTTTGTTGATTTCTTATCAATGATTGTAAATGGAATTACATTCATACCTAGAAAGATGATAAGTTTCTTAGGTAAGAGAGCCGCAGGGTGGATATTAGGAGATGATTTCGATACATCAGCATTGGATGCTATAGGTGAGGGTCTTGATACAGGAAGAGGTAGAAGAGCAGCTGAAGAAATAAGGGCAAAGAATGAAGCAGCTGCCGCAGAAGAAGCCTTAGAAAAAGAAAGACAATCTAAAATTGGAACTGGAGAAGGTTTCGATATGAGTGATCTAACATCTGAAAATGCAGATATTATGGCAGACTTACAGGCTCAAGGTTTCCAAGTACCTTCTGCTGTTCAAACTAATGTACAAAATAGTTCAAGTACTTCACAATCAACTACTATCGTAACTGATAGACCTTCGCGTGCATCTTCAATTATCATGCACTATAATTCAGGCGAATTCAGATAAAAAAAAGGGACCTTTCAGTCCCTTTCCCATTTTAGCGCGTTGGCGCTCTCTTCCTAATGGTTAGTTATCTTGCGCCAATTTGGCGAAGTAAGATAAAGTATCCTCTCCTTCATCACCAGCGTCTGGAGTGTCCATAACTGGAGAATCATTAGATGACATAGTTGGTGCTTCCATCACATCAGCCACTACTGGTTCAGCTGCAATTGGTCCTGCATCTACACCTAAAACTCTATTTAACTTAGTCTTTAGTTCATCGTAAGTTTTATAGTTTTCAGGAGCAAGGAATTCTTGAAGTGAATATAGTTTCCCATATACTTCTTCCAATCTTGCCTCATCACCATCATATAGAGAAGATTGACTTGCAAACTCTGACTTATCATAGTTTACCCAACCTTCTACTTTTCTGATTTTAATTTTAAAATCAGCACCTTCCCAGAAGTCATAAGGATTGATAGGAGTCTCATCTTCAAAAGCAGGTTGCATAGCTTCCATTACTTTATCAAAGATTTTCTTACCAAATTTATAAAGGAAAACCTTTCCTTCGTTTTCTGGATTACTTGGGTCAGATACAACAAGAACGTTTGACACATAGTGTAACCTTCTTTTTCTTTCCCTTGCAATTGCTTTATCTTCATCTCTACCAGAATTCCATAGAACAGAGTTCATCTCTGATACAGGATCCTGTTGACCGATAGAAGTTAAAGAGTTTTCGATATACCATAGACCATTTGGTCCTTTAAAGCCATGATCCCAATATCTTACCCATGGAAGGTCTTCGCCGTCCGAGGCTGGTAGGAATCTAACTACGGCATAACCGTTTCCTGCTTTATCTCTGGTAGGTTTCCAGAATCTGTTATCCTCGTAAGAATTAGATTCTGTTTTAGTTGTGGTTACTGCTTCTGCAGCTTTTACGAGTTTGTCGATAGACGAGCCTCGAGCGCTCTTTAGATTTTCAAATGACATATTTTTCTCCGTTTCATCATTGTATTACTGAATTATCCACTTTATACATAATATAGACTTTATATTATAACACATTACGTGTTATTTGTAAACCCTTTTAATAATAAATTTTTACATTTAATATCATCAAAGCTTACGAATGGTTTATACTTTTCGATTCTCCTTTTAATATCCGGCCATATAATGGTATCGGATATCTTTTTAGATTCACGAGGTATAAACCCTAGTAATGAGTCAAGAATAACCACTGTTTCCAATGATATATCATCTTGCATCATTAACTGTATTACGAGAGGAAGTTGACCATTATAAGATGTAAAACATTTATCAAAATCAATTTCACTCTCTGTTAATATATTTATATCGACCGAGAACACTCGATGGATACTTTCTTTAACCTTTTTATATTTATTATAATTATCATCTCCAACTTCATTGACCATATCTCCAACATATGATACGCCTTCTTTAAAGTTGGCAACATAATAACCTACTAAATCATTACCATAATTCTTTGCTATCTTTGCAAAAAAGTATTTGTCTTTCCTCTTAAAAAAAGATTGAGGACTAACATTAGATTTATAATTATATTTTACTGCATCGTAATCTGTTTGAAAGTGTAGACGCAGTGCGTTATATAGTTTATAAGAATCAAATGGTTCTGTCATAATCTACCTGTCCATTGTAACCACCATCGGAAGTATCTTACTCCCTCTCCATAACCAGCTGATTTCATTGGATTATAAATCATATAGGCAGTTTGTTTCCTGTTTTCTTTCCGCGAATTAAGTTTAATGACGACGCCTCTTGTTCTATCTTTGACTTTAGTGAATCTGATAATAGTCTCTTAAGGTTTGTATATGGCATTCCTCTTTCTTCTATAATCATAACAGCGGCATCTATATAAGATACATTTTTACTTTGTGCGACCAGTTTCTCTACAGCAAGTGAGAATCTCTTTTTCGTCATTATTTTGTGTTCAAATACTTGTTTTTCTTTTTCTATCATAATATCCTAAGTAATATACAATCACCGTTAACTCTTCCATTTGGAGTATTGATTTTAGTAGTGATTTGCTCTTTCCAAACCTTTTCGATTTGTCTTTGAGTTTTGGTTAATATTAAAGGTAGTATTACTTCTGGTTTCCTTAACTTAGTACACCTTGATAATTTACTATCGAAGTTTTTAATAGTAGTTCCACCCACTTCAAACCCTGCAGTCGCAGTGGTTACATATTCATATAAAGTTCTATTCTTTGTATTAAACACAAATAGATTAAAGGATCCTGGAATACCTATTGGATTAATAGATGTTAATTTATATTCCATGTCCTCTACTTTATATTTCAAATCTTTTACTTGAACATCAGTTGCCTTTCTTTTCTTAATTCTAGGACCTCTTTCGGCCTTATAAGATAATTTTAGTTTATCTAAATCAGAATAGATAGTGTCCATCTGTTTGATCATTTTCTTCTTATTCGCGAGACTGATATGTGAATATGCCTCTACAGCTTGATCACATGTTTTGTTTATCGCATCATTGATAACTTCATACTCGTCGTCAATTACTCTTTTAAATGGAGCAATTGCATTACTTTTCAGTCCAGCCTCTTTAAAGGCGGCAAAGACATCTATAGATGTATCAAATTCTTGAACCATCCAACCTTCAACTACTGTCGTATCCCATAATTCGTATACAGTTTCCATAACCTTTCTACGAGTTCTTTCTGCTGGTGAGATTACTGGAGGTGCGTTCTTCTTTGCCTCTTTCTTTTCAGTAACTATAGTTTTGCCATAGTTAACCATTTCTTTTAAATGGTCAGCGACATACTCATGTTGTTCTTTAGTATGTTCCCAGCCTCTAAAGTGTAATCTACACACTGCCTTACAATTAGCTATCAATCTCCAATCTTCTATTTGTTTTAAGGCCTTTATTTTATCTTTATCAAATTTGCATACTTCTTCAGCATACTGTATTACAAAAGGAACATAGTCCTTTGTTTTATAGAAATAGTTATACCAATGGGCCGCTTTGGTCCATGCCATTTTACCATCACTTTCTGATAGTTTACTTGACTCGCCTGGACTCCATAAAGGTTCTGGACCCATATACTTATCGTCGATAGTAATTCTTTTTGCTCTAGTATTTTTCTTTTTTATCGCCATAATATTTTCTTTTAATTAAAGTGGGGGTGGAACCTTTGAGTAAAATAAAAAGGAGTAAAGGTAACCAGCCCCCGAAACTTATTTGACTGCAGGAACCTCCTTAATTCCAGACACCCAATTCTCTGCACAATTTTCTGCCCACGACTCGCTGTGATCAGGGTACCATTCAATACCTAAATTGCTATTCTGATGTGTAAACCTTACACCGAAAAAGTTTTCTTTTTCTCCTACAGTGCGGATAACATCAGCTCTCTTCTCGCCCTCAACATAAGTTGAGTATTCCATATAATCATATTTCGACATTATGTATTATCTCCATCCCTATTTTTAACCTTATTCTTATCGAATAAAGATTGACCTTTCTCGTTTGCGACTGCCTCTGCCGAACCAATTGCAAAAAACAATGCAAGGGTTAACAAGACAAATCCACCAATAAAACTAATTTCTGTTTCCATAATTATTTCCCTATGTGTTTAATGTCATCCTTTGGAATGACTTGATACGCACCTTTGTTATATGCTGGTGCAACTGTGAATTTTTTACTTTCTTTCAACTTCCAACTTTGATCCTCTGACTTTTCATAGGTCGTAAGTGGAGCTGATGGATAATGCTTAGTTTCTCTTACTACAGCATTTTGTTTTGGAGTTGACCAATTATAGTCAGCCATTGTTTTCTTCTTAGGTTTAGACATAGATATGGTTTTACGCTTTTTACCTGATGGTCCATATCTAAGTGACCCTGCATAAAAATTAGTTACTGACATTATGTATTCCTCACGTAGTGATTAAGTAATTCTTGTCCTTCAAGAATTCTACCGAAGGTACGAATTACTTTATTATTTTGATATCTTTCAATAAATCCACAGTTATATTCAATATCAGTAACATTACCAGCCTCAGTATCTTCTGGATGGTTATCATACCACATACTATTAAATCCATGTACGTGTATTGATTTGGTTTTCATTGACCAATCCTCGGCCTCTAATAGTAACCTATGTCTTTCTACTGTATCGTCGTACTGTGTCATGATACTACCTCTTTACATCTTTTTGGATTTTCAATATTTTTTATTAATTGCTTTAGTTTTCTGGTCCACATCATTTTAAAACCTGGATCACCCGCCCTTTCTCTTACTGTAAGAAGAGCCTCGATTCTTTTTACGTCGAGTTTCATTTGTTCCATACTAGTTCCAATCATCATGATCCTTCATTGATTGATAAGTTTCCATATACGAAGTACCAGCAAGATAGTCTTGCGTTTCTTTCTCAGTATAGTACATGTTTTCTTCTTTAAAACATTCTAAAGAACCTGGAGCTTGTTTTCCAGCTTTCTTTACTTGTTGAGTCAAATAGTTTTTAGGTCTTGAATATACCTTCTTGACAGTAGCCTTGAACTCTTGTTCTTCTTTTAACTTTTGAGCGGCCTCTTTGATTAATTGTAATCTATCTTTCATAATGTAATCTCCTTCATTAAATTATACCCTATATTATAACACACTTTTTGCCAAATGTAAACACTTTTTTTAAATTAATTTGCAAACATTTTAACTATGTTATTAATCAAGAACATTAGTCCTACTCCATTCAGTAGAATTAACGCTCTATCCTTCCACATGACCGATACTATTAACCATAGGAAAATTCCTACAATTGATAAGTATAAGTCATATAATTGCATACCTTCTACTCCACGAATACTCATCGCGAGTAAAACAAAGGTAGATGCAATCCACTTTAAATACCAGTCAACAGTAAATTTAGGTGTTGCTGATTTATAAATTCTTTTACTATTCTCTAATTCCTTTTTATCAAACTTTGACATTACTTGACCCATACATGATTATATTTTTCAGGATAGTTATCACAAGTGTAATCAGTATCACTATAATTAATAACTTCTACACATTCCCCTGTACTATGACTAACATGAACATCTGGTAAGTCCAGAGCACTATCGAATGCAAAAGCCAATAGTAAAGGTATTGATATTACTATTGCAATTTCTAAAATATGTTCTTTTATCCAATTTTCCATTATCCAGTCCTCATATATTTTTCAACAGGTTTTAACTCAATAAACTTTCTACGAGACTTTGAAAATTGTTTCATAGGAGATTTAAATTGAGTGTACTTTTTTGTGCCTGTGGCCTTAAAGCCTACACAATGTCCTTGTTCGTTTAGAATATAGGTGTGATTAGGAACTTTATATCCTACATCGTCCCAATTAGTTATTTCTTTAAGAGCCTTCATATACTACTTTCCTATTTCCTATCTGACCAAATGGTTGTTCCAATATTTGAACTACAGAACAATGGTTATCATTTTTTAAATCTTCTTTATGACATTCGCCTCGCATCTTTGAGATTACGTCGACATCACTTTCTGCCCATACATATTTTTCTACTTGAACTACATATCTTTTCATACGAACTCCTCCCAATAACCTGAAACACCTATCGCAGAGTTATCACAACCCTGGCCATTAAACCACCATTCCATATTTAAATCTTTGAATGCACTTAGATAAATTATTGTAGAGAACCATACTCCATGTTTCTCACCGTATTCATTTGTTGGACAAAATCTACCTTCGATAAAGTCTTTACCGACTTTTTTGACAAACCCTTCATAGTTTACACCTGACTGTGTATACCTAAAAGAATCATATTCATTTACTATTTCTAACATATTTACTCCTTTTTTACCTTATACAACCATTATACACTATTTCGAACCAAATGTAAAGTGTTTTCCGAAAAAAAGTATATATTTTTTATATATAAAAATGATTTATAAACCTAGTTGTTTTTTGTGTTCTTTCCAATAGTCAGCATGTCTATTGATACTGTTAGGATATATACTGAAAGACTTTGCATCTTCCATTAAAGTACTTAATCTCATCGCGTCATATCTAGGACCTCTATATCTGATCCTACCCTTTCCTTTTGCCTTTAGAACGTCTGGATGGTATCTATATTCCATAGGAATACCTTTGTGACTGGCCTCTTGACCTTTACTGGGATTGATGTAGTTATCTAAATTAAACATATTACTCCTTTTCTTTAATTTATACAACCATTATACACTATTTTGAACCAAATGTAAAGTGTTTTTTTAAACTTTTTTGTTACAATTGTGTTACATTTTATAACTAAATGTTATAAGACACCTACTTGATGCATAACATCTATATTATTAACAACTGCAATAGTTAGTAGTCCATTTGCTATTACCATATCATCTTCAGTATATGTATTCCATATAATAGTTCCGAATATTAGTTTTAGAGCTAGTATTTCACCTGCTGATGGTTTTTTTCCCAGAATAGGATTTACCTCATAAACGTAAGGACTCTTAAGGCCGTGATAAGTTGTAAGTGCGTCCATTGAATTAATAAAGATAAAATATGATTTTATGACTACGCCGTTATGGTGTGAAAATTGTAACCCGCTCAGATTTACCTTTGACTTGTATGTTATCGACTCGAGTAAAGCTTCTTTCTTTACACTTTCCAGCAGTGAACTGTGATAACAACACTCGAACCCCATCATAATTTCTTGTTTGGCCTTCGAGTCTAGCCGCGAGATTAACGGCATCTCCAATGACGGAATAGTCAAATCGAGATTCTGATCCCATGTTTCCGACGATGCAGTCGCCGGTATTGATACCAATGCCAACATCAATCCTAGGAAGACCTTGAGTTTCAAGTTCTTTAATAAGTTCATCTGCTGCCTCTAATATTTCTATTGCTGTATCTACGGCTAATTCCGCATGATTATCACAAGGTAAAGGAGCATTCCAAAATGCCATAATACAATCTCCCATGTACTTGTCTATTGTTCCACCATTCTTTAAAATAATTTTAGTCATAGTGTCCAAATAATTATTTATAATATTGACAAGCCCTTCCGGGTCATTGTTATTTTTATAGTGTTCTGATATTGGAGTAAATCCTACAATATCCATAAATAAGAAAGTCATATCTTTTCTTTCGCCACCAAGTCGTAATAACGATGGGTCTTTCTGTAATAACATAACTTGTCGTGGATCCAAATAAGTTTCAAACTGTTTCTTAATTTGTTGTCGTAACATATATTGTTTATAGAAGTTATTGAAACTGCCTGAGGTAAAGGTTATTATATATAATATTAATGAATATGTAAGGTCAAGGAGCACATACCATTTATTCCAAACATAATAAACAGTTACGACTGATCCGAAACAGAAGACCAGAAATCCGATTCCAGAAACCCAAACAGGTGCCCGATATACTAACAGGACTAGAAGAGCAGCAAGAACTGTCGATACGAGAATTTCTATTAATGCCGTCCAGAGAGGACGTGAAATGGAGCTCTCATCAAGGACAGTCTGTATCGCAGAAGCCTGAAGTTGATGTGCAGACTGAAGACCAACAGGTGTTGGAATTTGAGAAGCCAGACCCGATGCAGTTAATCCAATCAAGACGACTTTCCCTTCAAGATTTGGAAGATCACTACCATACTCTATTTCAGGAAATGAATAGTTAGTATTAATCCAGATTGATCCATTTGGATCAGTAGGTATTTGAAATGGTCTTAAAATAATTTCTTCGATACCAGTATCATTTACTTTGACTGTATATGATGGCTTTTGATTTGCTACTCTAATTAATTCTAAAGTAAATGAAGGATATAGTTGTTCGTTTATTTGTGATAAAAGTGGTATTCTTCTTACTACTCCATCAACTTCTGGCATACCATTAATTAATCCATGACCCCAAGCACCTTGCTCTATTTCTGGTATATTGGTTACTAAACCATCATATTCTATAACCCAATCATTAGGGTCGCCAGTTCCAAAGATTGCAGTTCCAACATATGGAGCACTTTCACTTCTACCTCGTGGGTCAGCATCTTGTGATAATATAATTCCATTATCTTTTACCCATGACGAGAATACTTCATCTCCACCAAATCTATCATTCTCAGGGAACATAATAGTAAAACCAATAAGTCCAGCATTTGCATTCCTTAAATCAGAAATCATTTGTGCGAACTGTTGTCTAGGAAATGGCCACTGACCATATTTTTCCAGTGCTTCTTCACCTATATTAATTAAAACTATATCTTCGGATTTTTTATCTGGTAGTGATTGGATATATTGATCAAATGTAATTAACCTAACCTGTTGAACTATATCGGGATCCGATATACGAATAAATAGACCTAGTGCTATTATTGCTACAGTTGTCCAAATGGACGTAATATATTTCATTAATTAAATTTCTTTTGTAACCACTTAAAGATTGCGTATATTGATAAACCATAAAACGCAAGAACACTCATAGGCAAAGCGATATACGCTAGTTCCCACGGAGTGAGGAATAATATTTCCCAGGTAAAGTTTGCAACGGCTTCTGCATCACCTAATGGTTGGAGTTCAAGCATTTCTGAATCCATTTCAACACCTGCTTCATCCATCATAACAATAAGTTCATCGTATGACTCAGTGTCTAAACAGATTTCAAATTCTTCTGGACAATTTCCTTCTCCGCCGTATTCCATTAGTTACCCTGCGAAACATTAATTGTACAACCACCTACTGTATAACAATTATTGGTAATAGAATAACTCATATTCGTACTACCTTGTTGTAATAGATTTAATGTTGTTGGTTCGGTTCCTTGCAATCTTATTTGAGAATTATGATTTGCACTTCCTTTTTGCATGAGGTCTACTGATGAACCATCAGCTGTACCATAAAAATATGCATGAGAATAATGAGAACCTCCGCCTTCTTGCCATGATTCAATATTAGTATCATCAGCGTGTACATCTAAATTAAGTGTATGAGAACCATGCTGATAAACATCTACTGTATTATCGTTACCCCATAGATGTCGACCATAAGTTGCACCATCATATTGTAATACTGTTTCATCATTACCTGTACCATCAATATCTCCACCCCATGATTTACCTGAGCCCCAATATGATACCCAGGATATAGAATTACCTGTACCATTCTGTGTTAAATCAAATGAATTGCTTGCATGTGCAAATGAAAAATTAACGCTATTACCATAACCTATTTGAGTAATATTTAAATTTAAATCATCTCCGCTACCTACTTGTTCTACGTGAATGTGATTATCATCTGTAGGACCTGCGTATAATGGCATTGCTAAAAAGATACACGCACCCCACGGCAGTATCCAGTATTTAAAAAATTGTTGTTTTATTTTAGTCCAGTTCATACTTCTATTTATACTAGTTTTGATTTATAATTACCATAATATCTTCGCCATCATTACCTGTAATAATACCTTGATATCCAGGAGTTGTTGTGTCTAATGTAAAGCTACTACCTGCAGCAAATTCAATTTCTATTAGTCCATTTACATTACGATATAATACTAAATTACCATCTCGTAAAAATACATTAAATTGTGATTCATCATTTAAACCTCTTCTTGCACCTTTAATATCAAACTCGCCCAATGTATCAAATAAATCACCAGAATCAACTATTGCCAAAAAGTCTAATAAAAACTCAACATCTAATTCATCAATATCAAGTTCACTAAATTCGTCCAACTCATCTTCTGCTAATTCATCTTCTTCTAATTCAGTAAATTCTAAGAAGTCGATATCAAGTAATCCTTGGTCTTCGTTCTGTTCGTCCTTAAGTTCTTCCTCTATTCTTTGTTTTACTTCTGCCGGTGGATTTACAATAAACATATTATCAATTAAGGCTGGTGTAATACCAGTAATTACAGTTGAAGATGTCGGAGGACTATCTAAAGTAGTTACCATAGTTGCTGCATAAGCCTGATCAAGTGTTACAGTACCTGCCGAATTAGATACTTCAATCACACCTGATGGATTACCTTTATCATCTGGTAGCAAAATAACAAGGCTTCTTCCTAATTCATCTATTGTTGTAGTAAAATCAGTTCCTCTTACAGCAATCGTAGCAGTAGGAGTTTCTATCTTTATGTTTGCGTTATTAACTAACCCTAATTTACCAGATGCAAATCTTGCAGTTCCCATTGCCATCTTTAATGACATTTTGGATAAATTTGGATTAGGGTCGTAATATATCTCGTCTATTAAAACGAGTGAGTGTTCTTTAAGTTGTAGTTCTGCCTTATCTAAAAATTCTATTAACATACGACCTTTGGCAGTTTGGGCTTGGTCGTATAGTTCTATTTGTTCTGTTTGAATTGCTTCTTTATCGCGTAGTATAGAATTTACGCCGGAAGATTCTCTAACTTCACCAATAGGGTTAGCAAAACTAACCCCACTGATGAGTAGTAAAAGACTAGCTGTCGTTACCGACGTCTTTTTGATTAAGTTGAATAATTGCATTGTCTGATGTAACTGTTAATACAATATTTGCATTAGGTGTTGCACAACCACCGCCTGAAGCAGCACATGTACCAGATATTTGATTAATATCAACATCTGCAGAATCACCTGTTAAAGTGAATTCTAAGTTTTGTTCACCATCTTTTTGCAATGTATTAATGTTATTACTATCACCAGTAATTTCAAAATCCCAAATGTTATCGTCTGATTCCCAGTCGATATCAAAGACATTTGAATTACCAATTAAGATTAAATCTGCATTCAATCTCTCTGCACTTAGACCATAACCTTGATCAATATCAAAAGTGTTTGAATCACCTGTAACGTCAAAGTTTATGTCTGAGTCATCTGCACTACCAACGTTACCAATATTCCAATCTATAACATTTGAGTCACCTGTATAGTCAAGCTTATAGGTTGAACTATCTGCTTTAACTGGACCAAATAATATATTTTGATTACCAGCGAAATCCAAATCAAATTCTAAGCTAGAACCTGTAATTGCCATTACAGAACCTGACCCACTTGAAAAGTTATCTCCACCAATTTTGTTACCAAAACCGATTTGATCAATATACAATTTAAGTGTGTCACCAGATTGTGTGATTTTAATTTCGTTATCATCAGTGGCTTGTGCAAAAACGAACGATGTCGACAATAGCAATGCTATACTTAAAAGTTTATTCATTTTCGTTTACCTCTTCCTTTAATGGATGTTTTTCGTTTTTACCATCAACTTGATGGGGGTGACGATGTCCATCCTCAATTATCCAAAGACCTCTATCATGTCCTTGGTATATTAGTTCAAGTACGGCAGCCTCAATAGCTGTTCGTACCGCGTATGTCACGGACTCATTATTACCCACTCCGTCCTCATATTCTACTAGGGTAGTACTATTATCAACAAATCTGAAAATATCTCCACTACCACCATAACTAAGGATTGTTTTCTTAGCTTGGACATTCAATAATACTTCACCTGTAAGAACTGAAACAGCTCTTACAGATACGGTGACGACATCTTGTTGATATCGTTTACTTTTACCAATACCCAATAGCCGTGCGCCTCGGCCTCCTGACTGAATATTAGTATCATATCCAATAATTCCACCTTCCATAATAATTCCAGCGAATAGGAGTGGATTTAATGGTTGCGGACCACCATCGCCCGCAAATTCTTGTCTTGCACTTCTGATTATCTGACGTTCTCTTACCAGATGATCAATGCCTTGTCTTTCTACTACTCTAAACCAGGTTCCTCCACCCGCCGTTTTAAGAGCATCTATTAATAATTCTGTACCACCTTGTGTAGTGGCTGTAGAGAAATCAGCAATACCTTCTCTTGATTTTCTCTGTCCTGTTTTATCTATAAAATTATATACTGCGACTACTGGTCTTTCCTTTGCTGGTGGTAAGTCCAATAATTCAATATATGAAGGAAGTCTTATTGCTTCTGCTTCTTCTACACAGATATAAGAATGCCTTACTGTTTTTTCAATTCGTGCAATTGCATTTGGACCTACATAAGGATCATCAAATGTAATCTCTTTACATTCTTGTGGTTCGTCTGACCAAACTGGAGACGATGATTCATTCATTAGTCCTAAGACTAATAGTAATGCTATAAATGCTTCCATTTTATTTAACCCCCATCAGGGTCTTGACCAAAGTTACCTGTTCCTACTGGTATTTCAATAACAGTTGTAGTCCCATCGGAATCAACAATTGTCATTTTAATATATTCTGATCCATCAGCATTCGTTATGACTTCATATGTTACTGTATTGCCTTCTAATACAAATGAACCATATCTTACTGACCCATCATTACTAAACATTGATTCTACTAATTGTTTAGACATTTGAGCGTAAATTCTTGATTCTAAGTTTCGAATGAACTTAGCCATTGTTGTGTTTTCTGCATCTCTTTCAGCGGCCTTTCTTGCAGCTTCCATAGCATCTTTTATTGCTTTCTTTCTGCTGTGTTCTTGATTCTCAATTGTTAAATAATGAGCACCTGTTCCCTGGCCACTAAAGGAAGGATTTTTAAATTTATGTGTAATATCTGCTGCAGCAACTTCAGGGGAAATTGCCAATACACTTATCATGAATAATATAATAAGTACAGATAATTCAAGTCTATCTTTCATCTTTTCCATTACCTCTATTCTTTCGCTTTTTCTTTTCATTTTCTCTGTATTCTAAAACTACATTTACTTTTTGTTGTAATCTTATCAAATCTTGATCCAACATCCTTGTCTGATCAATAACTCTTATAAGAGCCATGTGCATTTCATCTAACTTCGGCTCTATATGTTCTCCAATATACCACCATACATAATATATAAAATATCCTAAACCTACGGACATCACAATTGGAAACCCGTAGTCAGAAACTAATTGACCTACATCCATTAGTCTCTCCTAGTATCTATTTTGCCGTCCTCAATAAAGTTTTCTGCACGTGCAATTCTATCAGTATCTGGTCTTAAATCTAAGGCCGAAGATACTAACAAATCAATTTTTATCATTTCATTACTCATTGTTCGTGCTCTATTCTCCAAACTCTGAGCAAATATAGTTAAGGTGTTTATCTTATCTACTATTCCTTCTAGTATCTGTTTGATTACTAAAAAAATAAAGAATCCCATAACTAAAGACCCAGCAATTGGAGCACCTACATCCGCAATGAGTGTAAATATACTCTCCATGGAAGTATTTATAAGAAAATAAATCTTAGATGCTAAAAATCCTCCGTTTTAACAGAGGATTAGCTTAATTTATTATTAGTAACTGTGTGCGATTTTTACCGCTTTAATATTAGCAGTAGCTGCAGGTACTGATAGAGTATCCCTTGCATTCTTTCTAATATTAATTATTTCCCCATTAGCAAGTGAAAGAGTACCTAGTGTATTACCACCTGAATCTTTTACTGTTAATAACTTAGTTGCCCCATTCAAATTATGAACTCTTACAACTTGAGCAAAGGAAACATTAGATGCGGTATTTGTCAAATCAGCTTCAGATGATAAAACTTTAACTGTTGATGCCATACTTTTCTCCCATTTCTTGTCTTGTTAAATTCCAGTCAGAGTGTCTGAAAAACCCTTGTTTATTATGACACCAAAACCAACCTCTGTCTTCGCCTTGATCCTCATTGGTATGATAATATCTTACACTGCCTCGAGTCTCGACATGAGTCTCTCTGCCCTGTTCGTCACTTGTTTGTACCATCTTGAATCTCTCCCTTCTATCGCCGCAGTTTTCCAATCTTCTTCTAGGATTGCTGCATGCATTTTTTTAAATTTACTTAATCTGGTTCTACCCATATTAAACATCATGTTGACCAATATCTGCTGGACTTCGTCGGGTAAGTCTCCAAAGACCCCTTCTTCGTATAACAGATTACATTCTTCGATTGCGGTGTCAAGGTCGCGTTCGAAGCATTCTCTAACTCGCTCTTCGGAAACAGCTGTTCCAAGGTCAGCTCCGTGTTCAGGGTCTGACTCCAGTACCAGGTGTCCCACCCCAAAAGTAGGATATCCCAGATGGTCATGATAAATTTCATAAACCACCCCTTCGTCGATTTTTAATTGATTGAATACTGCTTCTCTATCTAATTTTGTATCTTTTCTAAAAAACATATTAACTTCCTAAATCCATAACTCTATCGATGGGAATAGTATTCCAACTCGTTTTACTTTTCCAATTACTTATTGTATGATTTCCATCAAAACTTGCTTCCCAAAATACTAATTCTCCACTAGTATCTTCAGCTGTAAATTGAGTTAAATCTTTTATATCGCCATCAAATAAAGTTCCATTAATTGTTACTTCACTCTCATCAACTTCTCTTTGAGGAAGAAGATGAGGAGTAATTTCATTCATTGGACATAATCCAAAAAATTCTACTAAATCAGAATCATCAATTTCTGCGTATCTATCTGCTCCTGAAATATCTGTATTATTACTTATATCATATGTTCCGTATTGCATTTTTAATTTATTTGGAAAAGTTTTATCTTCTAAATTTTGTGATTTTAGATTTTCGTATATTCCTAATATATTTTCCATATATACGTTTGAACCGAAGTTTTCATGTAAGTAGATATCTGCAGTTTGCAACGTAGCTGTACTTACATCTTCTTCTACAATAGTTACTTTGGCTTCGTCTTTAAATAATTCTTTTAGCCAATAAATAATTCTTTTATTATTTTCGTATGCGTATACATGTGTTGCACCATATTTAACACATAGCCATGTCATAATTCCAGAACCAGCTCCTAATTCAACAACTGTTTTACCTGAAACATTTGCTTTAATCCATTCTAAATACGCTTCAGTTCTTTCTTTATCGATTGCATAATCAAATACTCTATTTACTATTGGATTTCTCATACTGTTTCGTCCCAAGGTGAATTTGTTTCTACCCAGTCATTAACTTTTTTCTGAGTAGCATCTTCGTCTATAAGTGTATCGTCTTCCGAATCTAAAACTGCAGGAATTTCTATACTGCTATCTTTATAATCAAATTTTGCCCATTTAAACTTTAAGTTTGGTTCCATTTGATCTTCTATAATTATATACGCTATATTTGACATTATGATATTGTCCATGTTGTTCGCGAAGTAGTTGTTGTTGAACTACTGCTGTTATTAGTACCTGAACCTCCTGGGAATAGAGTACTATCTACGTTATTAGAAAATGGTGTACCTGTATGGTAATTAGCTAAAGCAGAAACAGTACCCTCCTGCCATCTCCAAATTCTTGTTCCACCATCTCCAGATTGATATAAGTAAGTTGCTGAAGATCGAGGTAATGTTAATGTTGTCATACCACTTCGTGTTGCTACTAAATTTGTAAATCCTGAATTACTATCACTTCCAGTATTGGCGATAACCAACATAACTGAACTTGTTTGAGCAGCAGGCCCATAAGAAAAATGTGTTATTGTACGTAATGTTCCAAGTGTCGAACTTACACCAAAATTAGTAACAGGATAAGTTGCTCCTACTAAACTACCTTGGTTACTATCAGTTAAATGCGTTGTATTAACAGCACTATTAAATCCAAGTAACGCAGAGCTATAAGTACTATGATAAGTTTGACCTAATCCATGGCAAATAAATTCATATTGACCACCACGTGGACCAGTATTAGTATCATATTTAACTGCTGGTTGTATTGTTACTGCACTTGTAACACCTGCAACATAAGAAGCACCAAAAAAATCTGAGAACTTAATCTGTCCGGTGGTTGGTATATTTGCTGTACCTGTTCCAGTATTTACAAAATTTGAAGAAGCTCCTTTATAGTAATCTGACATTTTAACATTAGAACTATCATCACCACCAAATTCTTCTGCAATACCATTATTTGATGTTGTTGCAATAGTGCCACCTATAACTTTTAAAGTATAACTACTACTACTTGGTGTACCTAAACTACCAATTGCATTATATACTGTTCCAGATGAACCTGAGAAATACCACCATGTATCGCCGTTTTCTGATGAGTCATAAGATAAATCACTTCTATTGATTGTTACTGTTGTGCCACCATTAGTAGTAACTTCTATTTTAGACCAAGCGGCTAAATCTGTGTTTGTTACTCCTGTTCCATTTAGTGCAAAAACAAATAATCTTACATTATTTGGTGACGCATCTGGCAGACCCCAAAATACACCCCCGATTGATCTGGAAGTGCCGTCTGCAGCTAGATATCCAGTTGATCCTAAGGATCCAATGTTTGATTGTGAGGAATATCTTCTATTTCCTATACCAGCACCGTTTGAAAGTGCGAATACGCCATGAATATATGATGAACTAAACATATTGCTAACAAAGCCGTAAGCATCACCTTGCCAAACTGTGGCAACTGAAAACTGCCCATCGCCTATTTCATTTAATTGTTGTATCTGTAACAGACCGTCAACACTTGCTGTAAAGGAAGTATTAAGTCTTACATTATCAGCATTTGAAGATGTATTTGTACCTAAGTCTTGTAATGCTAATGCTCCACTAGAAACTATTGTCATTTAACAATCTCCGTAATTAAATCCTCAAATTGTTCTATCTTTTCTACCCTATTTGGCCAAAGTATATATTCTTTTTCTGGATTCTTTTTTAAATTTGTTAGTAGAGGAAGTATAGAATTATATAGCTTATTCAGTTTATCTTCGGCCTCTTGTAAAGATGCGGATGCACTGGAGGCTTCAGTAGTAACTTTTTGTACTGCCTCTAGTTCGTTTTCATCTACAGCTGTAAAACCGAAATCAAAATCTAATAAATTATTTGACATATTTATTCCCTCTTGAAGTATTTATAATCTTTTTATTCTCTTTAGCGTCTTTTTTCTTTTTCTTTTTACCAAATATTTTATCCCAATTATCGGAATATGCTTTACTTGGGCCTTTACTCTGAATAGAGTCGCCTGTTATGTCGTTTTTGGTTGCCATACTATTTTAATACCTCTACGAGTAAGTTCATTTGTTATCTTTTGCTTTACCTTAGGTTTAGTATTATGATTATTTAATAGTTCAAATAACTCTTGTTGTGGAGTTGATTTTATAAAAAAGTGTTGTACGCTTTTCTTTTTAGTATTTCTGTCAATTAGTACCTGACTTGGTTTTAATTTTACTGGCATTATTATTATTCTCGTATGTAAATTTAATATCAGGAAACCTATCCATAATATTTTGTCGTTCTTGTTCCCAGTGACTACGAGGTTCAGAGTTCTCATATCCACTAGTATTAATATATATATTACTTCCAGTTATACCATCAAAACCGAGTAATATGATTTTATCATATTCTCCACTTTCGGCGGCAAGGAGTAACGCCCTTGACCCAGATGATATTTCGATGTCAGGTATTGACCTTATCTCGTCATAATCTTCTACCCAGGTCACATATACAAATTTATCAGTTCCTCTTACACATGCTTTATTGGTTCCATCATTTGCGATAACAGGTAAACCAAAACTTTGTGCAATAGGTTTTACTACTTCTTTAGGTAATGGATCCCACTGATTAAAATAACACCAGTTATGAATACAATACCCGGACTCGTATATTAAATGTTGCATATACACATCAACACATACTAATCTGTCAACATCTTCTCTATATGCTCCATTACAGCCGTATACTACTGCATCTGGCCATAATTTTCTATAATTGATATCTTTACGAGAATCCCCATTCCCTAGGATAATTGCGGTTTTAGACATCTTCGCCTACAATATACTTATAAATGTGTTTCCATTTCCAGAATCTCGGAAATTTTACTTGTTCATCTACTGTATGTACATTGTGGCTATGTGCAACCAATATAGGATTTAGTCCAAAGTCTGCACCTGTTTGGGCATTTATAGGTTTATCTTCAATCCAGAAACAACCAGTTCCCTCGTACTTTTTAAGTTCTTCGTCTTTATCAGCACCGCAAGGTAGGAAAATAAAGTCATCCCAAAGTTCTTTTCCAAATAGTAATTCTAGGTTTTGTATTCTTAATTTTTGAGCATATCTGTTTGTAGATAAAGATGTAATACAATGGAACTTATATCCATGTAACATATTTAATCTTTTCATATAATAAACGGCATCTCTAAGGGGAGGTAAGAATGCAATAGCTGCAGAATCATTAAACTCTTCAACTAACTTTCTTCCTTCTTCTTTTGTAATACCGAATCTTTTACCGACATTATATTGTGAGTTGTCTTTTGTTTGATATCCTTTATGTAACAAGAAGTGTGTGAATGAATATTCCCAATCACATAGGACTCCATCACAATCTACCAATATTATATTTTCTTTCATCAATGGAACACTCTTTCCTTTCCATCAATAACTAGCTTATCAATGTGAACATTACCTCTTAAATCCATAAACCCTTGGCTGATAATCAACTCACAAAGTTGATCCCAAGCGTTGTTGTCTTTAGAGACTGCCAAATCCACCATCTCTTGTTTATATAATGGCACTTCCACTAGTACGTTTTCGTTAACAACTAGTCTTCCTTTTATTACATTTTTACTCATAAATTTACTCCTTTTTCTTAATTTATACAACTATTATAACACATTTTAAAGTGCTTGTAAAGTGTTTTTGCGAAAAAAGTGCATCTTTTTTACTTAAAATATTTGTCTAACATCTCAAGTTTATCTACATAATCAGCCATTAAACCAAGTTCTTTTTCAAGTGATTCCATCATATCTGGATGTTCTGCAACAGCCACTGGATTACTTAACATTAACTCGATGTTCATTCTATGTTTTTCGGCTTGTCCTTGTAGATATTGAACCGATGTGTTGACCATTCTATCTCTTAAACTTTTCATACTACAAAATCCTCTCCTGGAGTCCATTCACAACCTGTAAGACCACCAGCCTTTAATGCCTGTAATGTTCTTAATATTTCTTGTGCATTTCTTCCTGTATCTAATGCATTAATAGACGCATGTTGAATTGTTCTGTTTTTATCAAAAATGAATGTTGCCCTATAACAAACACCTTCTTCTGCATTTATAATACCTAATTCACAAGATAAATCTAAACCACAATCAGCCGCAAGTGTATGTCTAATATTACCAATTAGTTCATTATCTTTTTTCCAAGCCAACTTACAAAATTCGTTATCTCCACTGATACCAATTACATTCGCCTCATCTACCAACATATCCATTCCAGCAATTTCTGTTGGACAAATAAAGGTAAAATCTTTAGGATAAAAGTAAACTACTGACCAATCATGTTTTAATGGCTGATAGTTTTCTTTTACTTCTACTCTCACAAATTCGTTATTTTCATTAATTCCCTGGAGTGAGAAAGCCGGGAATAAATCTCCTACTGTTAACATAGTTTCTCCTATTTACCAAACACCCTTTCACGGCGTTTTTCATCATTATATTTTCCTATAGTATCTAGTAATTGTTGTGTCCAATTATCGCGATGTTCTACAAAAACTTGAGGTTCGTGATTATCTACAGCAATTAATACTACTAATTGTGTAATAGGTATTCCAGTTCTTTCTTCCCACATGATTGCATATGCAGCACATTGCATGAAGTAGTTACTTACCCATTCCTTCTTTTTTGGCTTACGAGATGTTTTATAATCCACAATGGAATCTTTACCAGCCCATACTCCAACACAATCCACTCTACCAGCCAAACCTAAGTGGTCTGAATATAAAGGAGCCTCTTGTGCGTAAACTTTATTTAAATTATTATCTAATATTGGTTGTACATCTTTAAATGATTGTACTATGTGAGGGAGTTCTCCCTTTAAAAAATCTGGATCATTATCAACATATCTTTCAAGTAATTCATGTACGGCAGTTCCACGAGTAGAAGCAATCCTAGATATTTTATTTGCTTCTTCCTCACCTACTCTTGCTCTCCATTTTTGTATTGAATCTCTACTTAATATAGACAATACAGTGGTAATAGAAGGATAATCTTTTCCTTCTGGAGTAGTATAAGTTCTACCAGTTTTCTTTGTCTCTGCTTTTAGGTCGTATCCTAAATCTATTGGTTCGTGTTTAAACATTATTTTGTCTTTATATTATCTCTTAAACTAGGAGGAAGTCCAGACTTTACTTTGTCTTGAACTTCTTTCCACCCATCACCAGCCATTGATAAGGCACCTTGAGTACCTTTTGTTGTAAGACCTGGTGCTTTTAAAATAACTCTTTTTAAATTAGGATTATCTTTTATGAAGTCATCATATTCAGATAGGGATATATTGTGTTCAACAACTTCTCCCGTTTCTTTATCTTGAAAATCATACAGAGGCATAATTAAACCACTCTGGTACTTGTCTTTTTGTCCATTCCATTTTAAACCTTTCTTGTTTAGTCTGATAAAAATTTCTATAAGTTGCAACAGCATCTGTGCCACCTAATCCATGTACAACACATTCTGGATTAGATTTCATTGCAAGTCTAAATGGAGTCATTCCACCAGCCCTGTTTATATTTTTAGGTAATTTACTTAGTATATCTCTCAACTTAGTATCTGTTGAATGTACTTTACCATACCTATATGTATATTCATCACATAGTGCCACAAAATGTTCGTAATGCCAAGAATAGTTACAACAACTTTCTCTTGACCAGACAGAACATGGGTGATTAAAGTGGACAGCTTTGTACAAGATATCTTCTCTCTCGTCTGATAATTTATAATATTTTACCATTGTTCTACCAGACTTCGAGGGTCTTTTCTCGGTAATACCATCAATCATTCTATGTGCTGTAGAAAGCATTTGTGCAGATTCTACAATCATTTTTACCACATGTTTGTCGCACTGTTCTTGTGCGGCCATAACAGGGTCATCATTTAATATAAAAATATTCATAGTATATATTATAACATATATTTAAGAAAATGTAAACCCCCTAATAGGGTTATCAGAGGGTCCACATTTAGTGGTTCGCCTCCTTAACTAGCTGTTCTTAAATAATTAATCATATCTTGTATCTTATCGGCTTTTCGCCTCATTTTAGATGCAAGGTCTGTTTTACCTTTTTTTAATAATCTAGTGCGATATCTTAATGTATCGCTTTTGTCCTTCTTCAGACTTTCAATTCCATTACCCATAAGCAGCTCCTTAATTTGAGTTATTAAAATTGATATAGTCATAACAAAATTACTCTGCAATCAATCCAGGAAAAGCGTCTTTGCAAAGTTTTTCAGTGATACCAGGATATTTCATTTTCTTATCCTTGGCAGCAACTAATAATTCTGCTTCTGTATGATGAATGCTTTCTAGCAGTTCAATAAACATGGATTCTCTTTTTAGGGCTTCAGTTTTTAGACCAGTAGGTCCATTAAAGAAGTATTTAAATCTTCTAAACTTTTTGCCTAAGTGACTTGGTGACTTACCTTCAGGTGCGTCATCTGCGTTATAAGGTGGTTTACCTTTCGGTAACAGAGATTCAATATTCGGATCATAATTAATCCTAATGATATCTCTTAATTCTGGACAGTCGTGCTCTCTTAAAAAAGCCCTTCTTTCCTTTTGTGTTGATAAGGCTGATGCCCTCTCAAATATTTCAGGTACTAATAGTTTCATTGTTGTAAAATTCCTCCAATACTTCAATCAATAATTTACATCTTTTTTTAATTAAATAATTCAAAACCTTCATCTTCATTGCCGGTTTTTGTGAATCATATTTATTTATAATACTTTTTTGGATATCTTCTGGGATTTCCGTTAAGTCAATAAGTTTTTTGTTTCTTTGGTAGTTACGAAATACCTCTTCTGGCAGTACTTCTCTAAGTCTATCAGCATTGTATATCCAGTCATCAATTCTATTTTGCCTAAGTGGAGTTTGCTTTCCCTCGGAAACAAATGTATCATCTCTGGACAATACATTTGGAATCCCGTCACCTGAGTCGCCTCTGAAGATGTGGTTCCAAAGATAGGTAACAGGATTATCGTTGACAACAAGTTTCTTTTGTTGCGGTGAAAATTGTTTAACATTTGAATACCTCTGTAGTTGTATAAAATCTTTATCACTTGAAACAATCATCATAGGTTCATGACAACCAAATTCTTGTGACCTGAGAACTAATGATCCTATAATATCATCTGCCTCTACCCCTTCCATATGAATAACTTTATAAGGTAAATTCTCTCTTATTTCATCACGAACAAGGTGTAGAATTCTAAATATTTCTGTCCAATCTTGGTCTGAATTATCCCTATTCTTTTTTCTATTAGCCTTATATTCTGGAAAATATTCTTTTCTCCAGGTATTCATTCCGTCAGCACATATAACCATCTGGCCATATTCATCGCGATACCTTTTATTATACATACGAATACTGTTTAGAATCATATGTCGTATCATTTCTTCATCATTCAATCTTTGAACAATAATATTGGCGAGTGCGATTTGACTGTAATCAAGTAGTATCATCATCATCTCCGTCTAAATTAAAATCTGGTTCAAATTCAATTTCATTCTCAGGTTTTTCTGCTCTTTGTTGTGCGATTCTTTTTATATTTACATATAATAAATCCATATCTTTATGCAGTTCATGAGGTATTTCAGTATATCTTAAAAGCATTGCATAAATTAGATTTACAATAACAAAGGCATCTCTGCTTTCTGGATACTGTTCATCTCTCATGTTGAAACCATCCAACCATTCAATATTCATTGCACAAAGTTCATCGTCAATAACATCGAGTAGATGCTGAGCAGTATTTACTGAATCGTCAACTAAAGAATTCACAATATCTTGAAAGTGTTCTTTTTCGTTTTTTAGTTTTTTCCCTGAAGGAAATTGTATTAATTCGCCCATAATAAGTACTATTATAACACATCCTATGACAAAAGTAAAGTGTTATTTTAAATTTTTTACAGCATTTCCGCCAATACGGCAGTTAATAATTCCATTGTAATAATCATCAGTAAGAAGTACATTCCTATCAAACTGCTCTTTAGTTTCCATATATGCACATTCACCTTTTGTTTTGCATAAATGTATAATTTCTCTATGAAACATATCTGGGCCCATTTTTGTCACTTCTTCTTTTAAGTGAACATTTGATCCGTAGTAATCTCTCCAATCAGATTCAACTAGTAACCTCTTTCTGCGTTTTCTAGTTTTAGTTATAGGTAGTGTTTTCTTACTCCAAAAGAATTTCTTTCCAACATACTTTCTACCATTACCTCTATTTGTAATTACATATACAAAACCATAGTAATCATCGGAACTAAAATCTTCGGGTGGTTCAAATACTCTACCCTCATACAACCATTTACTCATCAAAATCCAATTCGTCTATATCTTCTACGGCAGTACCGCAATGAGGACAGTATATTCTTTCTGGTCTTTCGTCATCAAAATTTATTTTTGTAGATGTAAAACAAAACTCACAGTTATGCGTATACCAGTGGGTTGGTTCCATGGAATCTCCTTATCCTAGTTTTTCTTTTAATTTATCGTACCCACCAATCTTTTCGCCTTCAAGTATAATTTGTGGGAATGTTCTGGCTGTAGGAAATTTCTCAACCATTTCCTGTCTATTAAAATCTTTATCAAGTTGAAAATATTCATATTCTAAACCTTTTTGCGTACATAATACTTTTGCCATATCACAAAATGGGCATTGTTCTTTTCCATAAATTTCTATCATAATGTCTCCTCAATAAATTTACCAATAGTTTCTATATCTTCGTCTGATAACATTCCAGCTTGAGCCCACATTGTTGAGCTCATGTTACCTACTGTCTCTCTGTTCTTGTATGCATATAATCTTTGAGATACATATTCGTTATCTCGTCCGGCCAACGCAGGGAACGGTCCCATACCTTGTCCTTGTTGTCCGTGACATGCTGCACATCCTGCCCAAAGTCCTCTAATGGAACTATATGGATCTGATGCGGCCTCTGCTTTTTTTGCTTGAAGGATTTCAACCACTGTACCATTAACTTTAACATATTCTTCATAACATTCTCCATAACATGACCCGGTACTACTATAACCAGAGTATTCTAGGTCAGGGTAAATTTTAAAGCCAAAAAACAACGAAATAATCATTGTTCCAAATAAGGCCATTCCTAATTCTTTCATTCTACTACTCCATTAATTAACCAAAACGCCAATAGCATAAATCCAAATACACATACTTGAATTATTGATGCCCAAAAGACTTGACGCATTGGGTGTATTTCTGTTAATTTTTCTATCCAAGATTCACTTGGTGATAAGTTGATCACCTGTAAAACTTTTTCTTTCTTCACAATGATAATCCTTTAAAAGTATCTTCCGATACATCTTGTTTAACTCCACCAACAACATATGAACTGATTTCTGTTTCTTGAGGTGCAACTTGAACATTACCTCCTCCAATCCATTTTTCGGTCCATGGTAAAGGATTAATTTTAGGTACTGTATAAGGACATGGTAATCCTATTGCTCTCATTCTCTTACAGCCTATCCATTCTATATATTCTTTTAAAATATTACTATTAAGACCAATCATTGATCCATCTTTAAATAGATATTCTGCCCATGCCTTCTCTTGTTCAATAACATCAGTAAATAGTTTTATAGCCTCAGGTTCATATTTCTTTGCTATTTTTTCCATTTCTTTATCTTCTTTAATTAGATTTTTTAGAATTGTAGTAGTTGCGGCAAGATGAACATTTTCATCTCTAGCAATAAACTTGATAATCTTTGCATTACCTTCCATCTTTTTAAGTTCAGCAAAAGCCCAACTACAAGCAAAGGAAACATAAAATCTAACCCCTTCTAATGCATTTGCAGATAACATACACATATATAAGGACCTTTTGTGGTCCATTCTATTTGTAGTAGAATTGTTATCCTTAATTAAGTCATCATAATATTCAGCAATATCACCCCCACAATCCATGATTGGTTTAATATCTAACATATTATCAAATACTATAGAAGGATCAGCATAGATATTCCTAATAATATGAGTATAACTTCTACTATGTATTGTTTCAAAAAAAGACCATGTCTCAATCCACGTTTCAACTTCTGGTAATGATGCGATAGGTAGAAACGCCATATTAGGAGCTCTGCCTTGAACAGAATCAAGTAGAATTTGCCTTTTAAGATTAGATGTGAAGATATGTTGTTCATGGTCAGTTAAGTTCTCAAAGTCTTTTTTATCTTTTGATATGTCTACTTCTTCTGGACGCCAGAAGAAACCTAATTGTTTATCAGTAATTTTATCTAATTGTGGGTATTTTAAAATATCGAATCTTTGGATATCTACTTCTTCGTCAAGAAACATATTTTTATCTAAATGTGATTTTTTGTTTTTCTTTAATATTGACATTCAATTTTCCTTGTTGGTTTATATAGTACAGCTATCACAATCTTCATCATCAACAATTTGTTCAGTACCTGTATAATATGGGTGATGTTCGTCCTCTTTCATTTCACCCGCACCGTCGTAAGTATTAAAGTAATACAATTGTTTTAATCCAAATTTATAAGCTGTAATTAAGTCCTGTATCATGACAGACATAGGTATTTTATTGTCTTCATAATGCTCAGGGTTGTAAGAAGTGTTTACGCTGATACCTTGATCAACATATTTTTGTAATATACCACATATTTTTAAATAACCCTCAGGTGATTTTTGATCCCATAATAAGTCATACTTATTTTTAAGATGATGATAACCTGGGACGACTTGTGGTAATACTCCGTCCTTACTTTGTTTATATGATACCAGAGCTCTAGGTGGCTCGATACCATTCGTACTATTAGAAATTTGTGCACTTGTTTCCGCCGGCATTAATGCCATCAGAGTACTGTTCCTAATTCCAGTAGTTTTAAGTTGAGTTCTCAACTCGTCCCAAGGAAGTCGTTCAGTATTCTCTATTAAATTATCTATTGCACTCTTATATGTAGTATTTGGAGTTGCTCCACTGGCGTATTTTGTCTCATTATTTTTAGGTATTTTACCTTTTTCTTCTGCAAGGTTTGCTGAGGCTTTAATAAGATAGTAACTCCATGCCTCTGCATACTCATCTACTGTTTCGAATGCGGATTCATTATATTTAAGTCCACGTTTGGCGAGGAAGTATGCGAGATTAATAATACCGATTCCCAATGGTCTACGATTCTTCGTCCCATTTTCTGCTGCTGCAACTGGATAGTCTTGATAATCAAGAAGTTCATCAAGAGCACGAACAGACAAATCGCAATACTTTTCAAACTCGGCCGGGTCATTGATTAAACCCCAATTGATTGCTGATAGAGTACATAAAGATATTTCTCCTGTGTGGTCATCATATGATTCTAATGGAGTAGTAGGTAAATCAATTTCACAACATAAGTTACTCATTCTAATAGGAGCAACTTTAGGGTCAAATGATCCATGTTCATTTGCATGATCAACATTCATAACATAGATTCTTCCAGTGTCCTTTCTTTCTGTAAGTAATTTCTGGAATACTTCTAATGCTGGTAATGTTTTCTTTCTAATACTATATGCCCTTTCATATTTTTCATATAGTTCTTGGAACTTTTCTTGGTCGTCATAGAATGATTCATATAAATCTGGTACATCATTAGGGTCAAAGAAAGTAATATTACCACCAGTTAGTAACCTCTCGTACATTAACTTGTTTAACTGAAACGCATAGTCCATGTGGCGAACTCTTGTTTCTTCAGTACCCTTATTGTTTTTTAATACTACCAAATCCTCAAACTCATAATGCCAGACTGGTAGATACACAGTCGCGGCTCCTCCACGTACACCTCCCTGAGAACAGCTCTTTACAGCACTTTGAAAATATTTGAGGAATGGTATTAAACCTGTATGAACAACTGATCCGTCTCCTACTTTGGCACCTACTCCTCTAATTGAACCAGCACCGATTCCTATACCTGCTTTTTTACTTATATACTTAACAATACTAGTAGAAGTAGCATTAATACTATCAAGGGAATCGCCAGACTCAATAAGGACACAAGAACTAAATTGTCGAGTAGGCGTTCGTACTCCTGCCATAATTGGAGTAGGTAGTGATATATAAAATTGAGAAATCGCATCGTAATAATCCTTAACATATTTTATTCTTGTATCTTTTGGGTAATCTGAAAATAAAGTTGCTGATACCATCATATAAAGCATTTGAGGAGTTTCGTAATGTTCCTTAGTTCTTCTATCTTGAACTAAATACTTACCTCTAAATTGTTCCATACCTGCATAGGTAAATGAATCATCTCGTTCGTGTTTGATATAAGAATTTAAATCATGGATTTCATCAGGTGTATATTTGTTCAGTATTACTGGATCATATACTCCCTGTTCAATATTCCTGTCAATTAATTCTTTTAGTGGCCAAGGTTCATAATCACCATATACTTCTTTACGAAGTTTATACGATACTAACCTTGCGGCGACAAATTGGTAGTTTGGTGTCTGTTCTGATATAAGTTCAGCAGCACTTTTAATAAGTAATTCATGTATATCATATGCTGGTATTTTATCAAAGAGTTGAATATTAGCCTTCAACTCAATTTCAGACATTGAAACCCCTGTGATATCGGCAACGGCCCATTCTAAAACTTTATGTACTTTATCTAAGTCAAAGTCTTGAATATCCCCGTTACGCTTAGTAACCCTTATGGCCATATTATTGTTTTCCATCATAATTAGTTTTTGTTTATTTAATAGTATATATTATAACACAAATCGCAAGAAAAGTAAACAGTTAATTTACTTTTTCTTTACTTTTTGCTTCTCAAGTTTTTCAATTCTGGCGATTAGAGCTGAATATGCTTCGAACTCATGTAATTCCTTACATGGGTGTGAATTCTTTTCTATCTCGTCTAATCTTTGCGCGACTAAAGGATACTGTTTTCTAAATTTAGCATCCTTTTTCATGAGTTCTAATTCGTACTTCTCTGCAAAATATTGCATAAATTTATCTACTTGTTTTTGAAACCAAATACCAAGTGTAGTATCCTGGAACCATTTATAGAATGATGATCCTATAATAGATGATAGAATAGATTTTAGAGAGAGTACAATTAGCCAATTCATTTTTTTTCTGCCTTTTTAAGTTTATTTATAGCTTTTACATAGTTAGGCATACCATGGTCTACAATACCATCAAAGAATTTAAATCTCTTCCATGAATTAATAATACCATAAAAAGTATCAGCCCATGATGGTCCTGCTGCTCTTTGACCATTTCTGTCAAAGTATATCATAGCACCATGATGTCTAAACCCTAACCACGCTGGTGGTATTCTACATACGATATCATTATTATTCATAAATCTATAATGATCACATGTAATATGTCTTACAAATTTTGGACCACCAACTCTTGGTGAACCAAACGTGTGTAGTTCTTCAGGTGCATGTCTTGTGGCCGCAATTGTTGCCATTGCTGCACCTAAACTATGACCAGTCATCCAAACATCTTTTACATTTCTTAACCCATCATTGTGTTCAATTTCTGCAAGAACATCCATCCATAAATCATTAACTTCTTTTTGGAATCCACCATGTACTTTACCACCTGCCATTGCAGTTTGTTTAATAACATTTAAATCTGCCATAACATCATTTAATTTTGATGGTTCAGTACCTCTAAATGCAAACCATAAGTCTGTTCTATTCTTTGCGATGAGCACTTCTGCCCCGTCTCTACTAATTAACTTAACAGAAGTAAATCCTAATTTTTTACCTGCAGTCTCTGCTGGTTTTGGATTCATATAGGCAATCGCAGATAATTTTGCTGCAATTTCTGCCCTTTCCCATAAGTGTAAATCTTTTGCCTTTGCCATTTTACTTCCTCTTAGTTTTACTAGTTTTTGATTTATATACTCTTTTATACGCTTCATTCTTGGCCGTTTTAGGGTCGTCCGCAATGTATCTGCCTTTCGCATCTCTTGCTCTCACTTTTTCCCAGCCGAAGAAATCTGCTAATTTGCTCCAAAAAGCCATGATTATTCCTCCACTTTAACTTCAACTGCTGCAGCGTCTTCATCATCTATTGTCACATTTCGATAATATACTATTACTTCACCGAGTTGATTTATATATCTTTTAATTTCCTGAGTATTATAAGACATTAACTCATAATCCTCAACCGTCATTGCAAAGAAAACAGTATCTCCGCCATGTTTCTTTTTTATATCTTCGATAAATCTATCTAAGTATGTATAATCTTCAGGCCAATCTGGATTCTCCTTTCCGAGTTTACATACTCTAATAATTTTACCTTTCTCATTTAATAATCCATCTGGATGATCCATTTTAGGTCTTTTATATTTTTCTTTACCTTTATCATCATACTGTTTTGGATTATAAAATTCTTTTGCACAAGGGTTGATGATTCTTGAATCAGAAACGACATACCACTTAGGTTCTTTTAAATCTATTGGTCTAGGCATAACAGGTTGTGTAATATCAACCTTTACTGGTTTTGTAATTATCTCAACTTCTCTTGGAGACTGTTGAAGTAATGAACAACCACTAATCGTTAAGAGAGCTAATACGCTGACTATCTGCTTCAATCGCATCGAACACCTCCTTAGTTGCATTATTTGCATCGACTTCAACCATACCAGGTCTTGCACTTGCTAGTTTCGACAAATTATGTCGTCTGAATATATCCAGATAATCTGCCATTTGTATTTCGTATTGTTGATTTTTAGTCTGTAACCCAGAAAGGGCTTCAGCAGTTTTTTGTAGATTCCCTTGGATAGCCTCTATTGTGGCTCTTTGTTCCTGGTCCCTTAATTCTTGTGCCGCAATAACTTTTATCTGTTCCTCAAGTTTATTTTTCATAGGAACAACTGAAAAATTATAATATAGTAATGCTGATAGACACATTGCAGCAATAATTCCACTCAATATTTTTGTCATAATATATACCTTTGTTCTAACCTTTTGTCTTAATACTATCCAAATTTTTCTTATTGGCCTTTTCTTGTTCTTTTAGTTTTTTAGATTCTCTACGCTGTAAAATTCTATTTACAAATGCCTTACCTTCTTTAGTTCTGGCATCGTACTTTATTTTTTCTTTATGTTTTTTGTGCTTATCTTTAGTCATCATATCAGATGGTAAAGATACACCACCAGCACCTACAGAGTTTGCAGCTGCATCTTCCCACATATCTTTAAATTTTTTCATCTTTTTATATCCCTACTAGTTATATAAATGTCATGTTGAGTTCTAAGGTGGGTAACCTTATAAATGTTTTGATAAAAACAATTATCAACAGGACTATTATTCACCCCTACTCTGACTTTGGTTTTAGCCTCTGCAATTATTTCTCCAGTTACTGGAGATGCAACATCATTAACTAACCAATAATCACCTTCATTTAAAGTTCCATCGTCCTTTTGGAACCATGTTGATTCTTCTAACTGATCAACATTATCATCATCAATAAACTTTTGCATTACCTTTCTAATTTGATTCTCACTCATTCCAGTTTCTTCTTTAATAAGAAACAATGCAGTTGCGTAAGAAGCCAACTTTGATTTTCCAAATGGTAATTTATTCAGTAACCTTTTTAGGTTGAATACTAACCTATGGAAAACAGTATAAGATGCCTTTTCATCACCTGATGTTAATTCTCTGGCCTTTTTTAATACCTTTCCGTTCTCGTCAATAATACCGAGCTCAAATGCCTTCATTTTTTCCCAAGGTGTAGTTAACATCTTTAGAAATCTAAAGGCATAAAACATATCACCTGTTCTTGATATTAATCCCATTATAGGTTCCTTAATCTATCTACTATTACTGGATCCAAAGGTACATCTACCTTTTCATCTTCTGGTAAATAGTTTAAATATACCAAGAAAGGCTTTATATATGTCCAATGGTCCTTTTCTACTTTATACCAAATCATTCTATTGGCAGGACCTATTCCAAATACATTAAAAATAACGATTAAGTGATTAAGTATTAACCTTTCTTGTAGGTCATCACTTGCCTCATATCGACTTAATAGTCTTTTAATATATTTAAATCTATTTAAGTCCTCTTTGAATTCATCTACATCAATACATTCAGTATTGTTATAGTTATTCATTGCGAAGAGCTTAAAATTCTTCTGATTTAGTTCGTCAAATATTTTCATCATATATTATATATACTCCTTATGGAGATATAATCTTAACTTTCTAATCTGAACTCTGTTTGTTTATTTAAGAAAACAACTTCCCATTTATCATCACTACCAATAAAGCAGTAATCAATTTTTCCTTTATTTGGTCCATCAATTATTTTCCAAATCCAACATACGTGTCCGAAAGGGACCTTTTTACCATCAGATTCTGCTGCAATAGCTTGGAAAAATGTTCGCATTTTATCTTGTGCATTCCAGTATCTACCATATCGAATATCATCAGATTTCCAAACTTCGGAAAATTTCTTCTGAGCATCTTTATAATCTTTGGCGATAACATGTCTTGCAGTAGCTGGTTTGCCGTATGGTACATTACCTAAACCTAATACTTGTACTTTACCGCCATAAACATTCTCATCTTTTACGCCATAATTTCTTGCCGATGAACCACTATGAAATACATTGAGTTTAAGTCCAGGTTTTAGTTTTGCAACTGTAACTTTTCCCTCGGTGAGTTCTTGTCTGATTTTAAAAAAGTCTTTCATTATTTGTTTTTCTTATTAAATTCGGCTTTGGCCCTTTTTAACTTATCTTTTAAGTCAGAAAGTTTTTCATCTTCCAATTGACTTGCTTTATCATCCAAATCATGTTGTTGAGCATCGTAATCTGAACCATCATCACCTTTATCTTCAGCATCTCTTGCCTTCTGATAAAGTTTGTCCGCTTGATCCCTAAGTTTTTGGATTTGGTTTTCAACTGAATCTATTTGATTTTGTATTTGCTTAACTTTATTATCATCAGATTGTTTAGCAGAACCTGTATTAGGTGCTTTATTATCAGCACCGGTTGCCTTACGAATACCAGAACTATCTGCTCCTGCAGATGGAATTCTATGTCCTAGAAATTCGTTTAATCCTTCTCTTAATTTAAAAAAATCTTTCATTTTAGTTTATGTCCTTTTGAACATCTGCTAAAGTTTTGGCATCTGAATCTGCTCCAAGATGCATTTTAGCATATGAAATTAAATCTTCTTCAGAACCAGTCATAACGGCTTTTACGCCTCCCATCTGACTTGATCCTTTAGACATAATTTTAATACGACCTCTTAAACCTTTTTTCTTAGGCTCATTAACAGAATCCTTATTTTCACCATCATCTGTTTTACCAGTAAAACCATCAACTTTTAATGTAGCTTCTGATACTGATTCTTTTTGTAAGTCCCTTATTTTATCTTTTAGGTCCTGAATCTTCTGGCCAGCTTTAAAGTCCAACTCAAGATAAAATTCTTCTTTGTCATCAAACTCGACTTTATCGATTTTACCAGCTTTAAATTCATCTTCTTTTTTACCTATCTGGACAAAATATCTCTTTTGATCCAGTTCAAGTGATTTAATTCTGTCTTTAGCCTTTTGAATCTTTTCAGCTTTCTTTCTCTTATCGCCTGCCAAATCAGTACCAGCTACTTTATCAATACCTCTTTTTACACCCTGTGCAGCTTTTCTTATAACATTTTCATTTGTAGCCTTATAGTTCTTATCTACATAATTGAAAAACTCTTTTCTTTTCTCTTTGTCAAGTTCTTGTGGTGATTCAACTCCATACTTTTTAAGAGCAGAAGCAAAGAACTCTTTGTACTTCTGTTCATCAGTAAGTTGTCTTTTTGAATCTTCTTTAGTTACTGTTCCATCAGGGTTTTCGCCAGACTTCTTAACTACGTGCTTGTCCTTAAATTCTTTTTCGCCTTTTGCTCTTGGCTCTTCAGGACTTTCCTTTACTGGTTTTTCATGAGTATAACCTTTCTTAGAAAGTTCTTCATGGTCTTTCTCATTATTGGCCACAACTTTTGCACCAGTTTCTGGGTGAAACATATCATGTGGATATTTGGCTTCTTCGCCATATCCAGACTTGATTTTTTTCTTGCCGTAACCTTCTTTTTTTACTTTACCCTCTAGTACATCACTTACGGCGTTAGCAATGCTTTGGGTTTCTGCGTCATTAAATTTCATATTAGTTCTCCTATTGTATGAAAAGCATTCCTGTGATACCTGTTGCCGCAGCCGCGATAACTACCCAGAAAATTTTATTAATTATATTTACAGTCGAAGCATTTTGCCTGACTAATTCTTCTAACTTGTCTACTCTATTTATAATAGTTAGTAATTGAGCTGATTGTTGTTTACCAAATTGTGTGATAGTATGTATTTTTTCTTCTGCCCTAGCCAAAGAGATAATAGCCTCGGACATAGCATCTAGTTTTTTTTCTATACTATCTAATCTTCTTGATTGATCAGCTCTTTGTTCTTGTGCTGTTGCCATGTTTATAAACCCTGCATTTTAGTGGGGTAACCCCTTTAATTAATCTATGGTATTCCTGTTGTTTAATATCAAATACCATTCCCTTTTTAAGAAGCCATGGTAAACAATTTTCTATTTGAAATTGCCAACCTTCGCCTTCTAACACTTCTATTTCTCTATCTTCCATATCACGATGCCAAACATATTCGGCGTCATGTTTATGTGGATCAAACCATCTGATCACACCATCTTCCCAATACGGTTTACCAAAAGTAATTTCCACCACCTTTTAACCCCAATTGTTTCGCATACTTAGGTAATCTACATGCCCAATAACCTGGTGATAACTTGTCCTTTTTAGTATCACAGTTATGTCTGGCCGCAAAGTTCCTTGCTGCATCTCTGTTATTAATTTTCGCACTTAAACCTGTTGTATCTCCAAACTGAACCTTCTTAATATTACCAGTTTGAGGATTCTTAACATAAACAACATATTTCTTTTTACCACCTCTTTTAGGACTATTTAATTCTGGTTCAGCTTCTTCTACCATAGGTTGTTCTAAAGGTACGTGAGAACCTTCATATAATCCAAATCTTTCTTCAATGTGATCCAAAAAACTATGCATTTTTTTTCTTATCTCTCTGTTGTTTTATCCATTTCATTGCAATTGCATTCTCAGGTGGTCTTTTAGACCAATTCATAATATCTTTATATGCGTCCATTGTTGCTGCATCTATATTAGAGTCTACAGAATTATCCACAACTGTCATTCTACTTCTAAATAATGCTTGAAATTTACCAATGTTCTTTTGAACATCATTCCACATCTTTTCAACTACCTTATCTGGTAGTACTCTAGGTCGCATTCTATTTCTTTCTAATGCAGTATCTAAATCTGTATTAACAAAAATCATATGAACTGCATAACCAAGTTCTCTAGTTTTTTGAACTTGGGCCTTAATCTTGTTATAATCTTTACCAGTTCCATCAATTACAATACCCATTCTATTTTTTAATGCAATATCTAATCGTTTTCCTGTTAAGGCCTTTGCAGTAGCCCTTACAGCCTGACCTGGTTCTGAAAAGATATCCTCTGGTGTAGTTCCCATACCAGCCCTTTTCAAACCTTTTTCAAAGGCATCATCAGAATTAATTAATCTAAATCCCAAGGCCTTTAAAGATGTCTTTCCTACTACAAACGATTTACCAGAACCTGGTCCACCTGCTAAGAAAACTGCCTTAAAAATTGCCGGGTCTTCTACTCCTTCTATTACTGTTAAATAATCTTTAAATTTCATTTCTTTAACTTATACATAAAGGCTTTACCCTTTTGTTGTCTTTTTCTAGTAACACCCATATTAACATGTTTGGCAACATTATTTAACTGCATTAATTTCTTTTCATCATCTTTGGCAAGTCCATCAGTAAAGTATGTTTGTAGTTGATTTAAAATTGCCTTTACTATACCACTATTACTTGCGACTAAAGCCTCATCAACATTTTCATCTTTTCTTGCTCTTTTAAAATCTTGTTTTGTCGGAGCACCTTTAGAGCCAGGTTTACGCATAGGTCTACCTTCTTTTCTCTTTTTGTGGATATTAGCCCAAAGGCCAGCGCCCTCTTGATGTTCCTTAAATGATTTCATTATTTTAATCTTCCTCTTAGAATATCATCTAAATTACTGTCCAACCAATCAGTAAAATCATCTGGATCATCTGTTTTAATTTCTCCGTTATCAAAGGCCCATGAATATAAATCATCTTCAGCCTTTTTAGATAATTCTAAATTACCAGTTCTTTTAGCTTTTTGCAATTCTCGTTTATGTTTACGAAGAATGTCACGCATCTTAGCCTCGTTTAAAAGATATTCGTTAAAAGACTTCATTACTTTCTACCTCTTTTTTCTTTATCTAATAAAGCCATAATAGACCTTAATGTGGCTTTATCATCATCTGAAATTCTATCCAGTTGTCTTTGTTTTTTAATCTTCTCCAATGACTTTGCCCATGCAGCATCTGATTCATGTACTGTTTTTTCTGGTTCATCAGAACCAATATGTGCACCTTTTTTCTTTAAAGATTTGGAAGCTGCGGTATCTTCTTTATATGCTCTGAGAAGTTTCTTTGCTTTCATTCTATCATGGTATTTAAATTTATAAAGCTTTCCATCTTTGTTATCTTTTAGAGTATATCCATCTCCAATCTGGCCCAGCTTGATAATTGTACCTTCTCTTTTATTACCATTATTATCATAGAAGTCTACTACTGTTCCAACTTTAATTGATTTTCTTGTTTCTGCACCCATACCTTTTCTTGCAAGGGTTCTATAGTTTTCTAATACAGCTTCTTCTGTTTTATAAACACCCTTACCATTATCCCAATGGTCATAAAATTTCATAATAGCATTGGCCAATGAAGTGTTATTAACAACACCAAAATTACTAACAACGTGGTTATATAAATATGGAATATTCTTTTCGGCTTGTTTTACTGTCATGGCTTTTCTAGGGTCACCATACTTTCCACCCATAGACTTATAAAATTTTTCTATATCTTTTTCAATCTTTTTATCA